ATAGGTATTGCCTATGGTTAGTTAGTTTTATATGACTATAGAGTTTATATTTTTCTTTCTCTATATCATTATTATTAATCGCATAAGCATTATTATTAAGTGCGATTACAAGAATAGATTGTATCATACCCAACCTAATCCATTTGAATTTATGCGACATCTTGGGCGTGTCCTAACAGCTCTAATGCATAGTATGCTTGTTGAGGTACTACGCCATTACCTAACATCTTTAGCTGCTGAGTCCTTGTTAATCCCGTTTCTGTTACCCATCCTTCAGGTAATCCCATCATGTATTCAACGAACTTAGCATTTAGTTTACCTTCATCCAATGTAGCCGGAACTTCTTGTCTATCCATCTCACGGCTAAACCTGTGCTTTTGCCTATCTGTCCCGTTGATGATCTCGCTTGACGTTCTATGAAGGTATGAATAGTTTCGTCGTGATTGCGTACATGAATTACTGTCGGTGTGGGTAATAAATCCATCGCCCGTAATCCTGGTGAGTCCCTTCTCAGGTCTGCTGGTGTGCCTATATGACCATCCGTTGTTAGTGGGGTAGGCAATAATGAATAGTCTTGCTCTTTGATGGGGTGCGCCAACATCTGAAGCTCGTACAATTTGCCATCTTGCGTCATACCCGATTTCGGTAAGGTTGCCGAGAACGTGGTCAAATCCGAGGCTAAGGTGACCTCTAACGTTTTCCAAGATGACGTAATTCGGTCGTAAAATGCTAATTGCTTCTTTGATATATGGCCAAATGTGTCTTTCATCATTAGTTCCTTTTCTGTCGCCAGCCACGCTAAACGGCTGGCATGGGTAGCCTGCTGTAAGTATGTCTATAGGCTCAACCTCAGCCCAGTTAATAGTCTTTAGATCACCATGATTTACCACGCCAAAGCGTTGCTCTATGACCTGTGAGGCGTACTTGTCTATCTCAGATACCCAGACTGTTTCGGCATTAAAGTAAGCCTCAGCTGCCATATCTAAGCCGCCGTACCCTGTGCATAGTGATCCGATTTTCACTCGTCGCACTCATGCTTTTCATCTGGGTTAAAGCTGCAGAAATAACATCCTGCGTTTTGTCCACAGGTTATGCACAGGTACTTAAACTGTATTGAGTCACAACATGAGTTATACACAGCGTTATCCGCAATTGTGTAAAACTCCTGACCAAGTCGCTTAGTCATTTATCTTTACCCCATCCAGTTCCCTTAAATATGATCGATGGCGCACTAAACACGCGCATCATTGGGTAGCTGCAGCACAAGGGTGCGCTGTCGCCGTGTGTGCTTACCGGGTGATTCATCTCTAGTTCTACGCCGCATTGATCGCAGCGATACAGGTAACTAGGCATCTTGCACCGAATTAGGCATAACTGTGTAAAAGGCTTCGCAAGTTTCACATTTAATAATGATGATAGGGATAATGCCATTGACCAGGTGAACTACCATTTCAGGCTGCTCTGGATCGCAGTTACAACGGATCTCTAAATTATTAGTTTTAGTCATGCAGTATCTCCTCAGCTGTAGGTACTTGGCTATCGAGCAGCATCTCAATGCCCATAACGCCACAGCCTAAGCATTGAACGCAAACTACGTTAGGTGGCAAGTTAATAAATTCATCTACGATTTTGTGCGTTTGCATACCGCTACCTATCTTGGCGCAAACCCGACAGTTAATCCTCAGTAATGCCATATACGGACTTCCTTAATGCATCCATCTCGAATAACTCACGTTGAGATACCCAGAAATTGCCATCAGCTGCGTTGTAATACTTGGCTTTTTTAGCCCATAGCACGGGCATCCAGCCAATAATCTGATATACCGGACTCTTATTACAAACAAGGATTGCCACATCGCTAAGGCGTGGGTAATCCTTATGAATAATTAAATGGCCGTTAATGTACTTAGTCCACTTAACCTCAAACCCTAAATTGCCTAGCTGTATGTCCGGTGAATCGTGGAAAGTGTTTACAGTAGGTATAAAGTTACGGATACCCATGTACTGCGCGACTGCGATCTCTGCGCCAGCTGCTTCACTATGCTCGGCTACGAACTCGTGAAAATTTATCTTTGTGTTATATCGCCCAGCATGATCTGGCGTATTAGCCTTTTCGCCTGTGCTACGGGCAAACCCACTAGCTGCTGCCTGTAACTCCTGCGATCGATCTAAGATCACCTGGACGATCTGAGCCATCTCAGTTATAGCCATATTGGTTTGCATTGATCGCCCCGTGACTTACTGCTACAGGTATAGCCCCGGTATTTTTTTTGTGTAGTCGCACTTACGCCTTCTTTGTAAACCATACGGCCATGCGAGCAAATAGGTGCAGGATCTAATATCTCGCCACCTAATTGGGCTTTAATGTCTGCAATACTTTCAGCTGCAGGTCGCACACTTCCCACGCCATCAACCTTTACTGCAGGTATAGCAGTAGCCCATAGATCAACCTCTACTGCAGGCTGAGCCGCTAAGCGTTCTACCTTCTCCATGTCCTGCCGCGTAGGCCGTGCATCGCTTGGCATTAGTAACCCAATGGCTCGACCGATTGCGCTGGTGCTGCAATTCTCGATCCAGAAATCCCTGTTTACGCCACGATCAGTACGCAGCTCATAGGCATAATCTACGGCCGCCGGTACTACATCCTCATGCTCACGGAAAACGCTGGCACGGATGATTACATAACCATCCTTTACGTTTATCTCAACGATCTCAGTAATTATCCTGCCTGAGATATGGGTTTCTCTAAACCGCTTAATGCGGCTGTTCACATCCTCATAATTATTTAGGTCAAAGGCCATTATTTGACCACACGATCACTAGCTACACGCATACCAGCTGCGCGACCACGATTGTAGCCATCCTTTACGCCTTCTTTATAACCAACTGACCAACCTACGATAAACCAAGCAATACTTACCATTATTACGAATACTGCTACTTTTTCTATATCCATTTACTTCGCCCTTGTTTGGGTTAAGCCGTGCTACACCGAATTAGGTAGCCCTGCCTAACGTGTAAATAAAGGGTAAAGCCTGGGTATGACAGCGGTCAATAACCGACACGCCCTAACGCTGCAGTAACATCTCGTAGATCGAGTCAACCTTGCTTTCAATACGATCCACACGGCCGCGTAGGTTATGGCCGCCGTTATTGTCCATGCGTAATTCGCTTAGGTAATATTTGACCAGATGGCGAACCAGCCCAGCCGCAAACCCCATAAGTGTGCAGATACCTATGGCTATTGCTAATAGCGACTGGGCGGCCGTCATTACTTAACGCCGAAAGTAGGATCGCTAGGGTTCATGGCTCGCAATAATGGCCCGAGCAGTCCTGCTATGAACGCGTTGCCTAGTGTCTTGTAATCTGTAATGCCGGACATGTAAAGCGCAGCTGCGCAGCTAAAAGCGGCGCGTAGATATGACAGGCCAGCGGCCTTAGCTTGTTCTTTCATGGTCTTACTCCTAAATGCCCTTAGTTGACTTGTTTTAATACTGCAATCGTATGCGTACCCGATGCAGCAATTCCATATAAGCCTTCATGATCTCCTACAGGCACTTGCATTTTATCGCCGTTATCTAGTTTGTAACCATTAGATGTAGTTACGTTAGCATCGCCTAAATAGACAGCACCGCCGCCTAGATTATGTAGCCATACTGTCTGATCCATAATATTTGCAGCTACTAAAAGTGTGGCTGTTGTAGTTACTGTTACTTGTGCGCTAGTCGGCATAACTTAGTCCTAACTTTTCTATTAGTTTGGCAGCCTTTACGGGGTCGATCCCCACCTCAAAATGCATTTCATCCTTGCGTGTCCAAGTACCGCCCCAATTTAGGCCGTACTTACGGGTCAATGCCAAGATCATGGGTACTTTTTCTGCTGGAAACGTGCCAGCCTTGCCCAGCGGATGTTTAGTCGCGTTAAGGTCAATGGCTGTACCGCTGCTGTGGTTACTTAACTTGCCCGGTACGCCTCTAACATCTCGGTAGCAATAGCCCCAGTCATCTAACGCACCGCCATCGATCGGCTCGATCAGTTCATTAAAGGCTTCTGCAAACGCAACAAGTAGAGGCGCAGCAAAATAGGCGCAGCGCAGCTTTACCTTGCTGCCCTTAATTGCGTAAGACTTGATACGGATCGACTCAACATCCTTAGAGGCTGGCCAGCCGTTATAACTGATGGCTGTCATTATAAGCCTAGCGCGGCCTTTAAGTCATTGATAGATAAGCCAACGCTTGCTAACTTTTCATCAATAGTTGGCTCACTTGGCTTAACAGGCTTATGAGCTGCAATAGCAGCCTTAGCCTGCGCCTCTGTGACATCTCCACCAATTACTAGAACTTGATCGCGGATGTAAACTTCATCGCAGCCTAGTTCTGCTTTCAGTTGCTCGCCGTTTAACTCAGCGGGGATTGCAAATTCTTGAAATTTCATTTTTATGCTCCTAAATATGTAAATGAATAACGGGCTTTATCTATCAGTTTGCTTGCGCTGCCGTTTACTACGAAAAACTCAAAGTAATCGGTAGCAACGCCTGTTACAACAAGTCCTACTGAAAACGCATTTAATGAAGCTGCGGTGTAAGCTAATGCCGAAAGTGTGCCATTTACTAAACCTTCGGTAATCGCAGACCCATTTTTGTAAGCAAAAATTCTAACTGTTGGATCGTTAGCTGCAAACGTAATGTTTAACTCCATGCGGTATTTGCCATTGTAGCCAGTTGGAATTGTCATACGGGATTGAGTGCCAGTATGAAATCCGTTTGTGTCAATTAATT